CAGCCTGCTGAATGATGCTGGCGCACGCTCCTACATCGTCAATTTCACGATTTCGGCGGGGCAAGCCAACACCGACACGGAACAGGTTTTCGTCATCCCCGGAGACACCACCGGGACATGGCCCACGGGAACAGGCCGGGGAATGATTTTGGACATCACGCTGGCTTGCGGCAGCAATTATATTGGCGTGCCCGGCTGGCAGGCGGGGGGTCTATACGGCACTTCCGCCAACACCAATGGCGCGGCGACCAACGGCAGCGTCTTCGAAATTTTCGATGTCGGGCTCTACCTCGACCGGCAGGCAACCGGCCTGCCGCCGCCCTGGCAGATGCCCGACTACGCCGCCGAGTTGCTGGCCTGCCAACGGTACTGGCAATGGGTAGCGTTCATGTTCTACGGCAGCACCACCAGCGCCAATGCCTATCTCGGCATCGGCAAGGTGATTTGTCAGATGCGCGCAGGGCCAGCTGTGGGCAACGCCATCAATGTCGGCAACGGCGGTTTCCCAGCGACGCCAGGGGCTTTCGTAATGTTCAATTTCCTAGGCGGCGGGATCAGCGAAAACCGAGTGGCGAATGCGACTGGGGTCGGCTATTTCCAGACCGTCGCCGCCGCCAATGCGAGGATGTGATGGCTTACGTCTCTTGCAAATACGGCCCGCCGCCCAACGAGAACATGCCGGGCACCCCGCAGATGATCGTCTGCGTCGACGAGAACGGCATCGAATGGTGGGTGCCGGGCGAGGACTGCCAAGTCGGCGACTGGCTCAGGTTTGTCGAAGAAGGCAACACGGTGGAGCCCTACGAAGAGCCCTCGACGTAATGAGCCCTGAGTTCTGGGAAGGAGCCCTGGCGGCGGTGCTGGTGTCCATCGTCCTGTGGTCGGCTTTCGCCCTGCTCTACTGGCTGGTCGTGACTTGATTGACCGAACCACCACCCAGTGAAGGCAAGCTGGCCGCCGCTGCTTCGGTGGTGCGAAGTCTTTCCCTGGCCAACGTGCTGACCATCGCTTTGCTGGTAGTCATCGCCATCCCCGCCTTTCTCGCCTACAAAATGCTCACCGACCCAGTGGTGATGGATCGGCTGATGTCGAGCTACCGCGAATACCCCAACCAAATCTCTGGCTGCACCATGCGCGAGGTCAAGGAGCGTGCCGGCCCCGACATGTGGTCGGTCAGCACCGGCTTTGCCTTTCACGGCAGCGCCCGCTGGTATATCGCCGTAGCGATGTCGACCAAGCCCAGCGACACCGAGATCGCGGCGCACTGCGAAGCACTGAAGCGGATCGCCGATAGCCTGCTGAGGGCGCAGCCGCCATGAAATGGTTAATGCTGTTCGCAGCGACGCACGGCATCCAGTTCAATGACGACCAATGCCGGGTGCTGCGTCAGGTCCGGCTGGCCGCGCCCGAGTGCCAGTCCCACTTCGCCAATCCCCGCAACGTCGCCGCCAACTACACCGGGAGCCCCAATGCCGGATCACCAGCAGGGAGCAACCCATCTGGCGCTGCCGGGCCTACGGGAGGCGGACCCGCCGCTGCTGGTGGAGGTCCGTCACATCCGGGTGGACCGACAGGGGGGACTGGTGCTGGAAGTGGCGGTGAGAGCCCTGGGAGCCCCGCCAGCGGCAGCCCTGGCAACCCCGGCGGCGGTGACAGCCGTCCCGGCCAACCGTCTCCGCCGCTGCCGACACCGCCGACCAAGCCGACGATTGACCCCGCAACCTTAGCCAAGCTGCGCGGCGAAATCCGTGACACACTGCGGCAGCGGGCAATCGAGCGGATTGTCTTTGGCTTCAAGCCGCCAGACCGGCCAGACCGGCCAAACTTCAAGCCACCCGACCTGCCAGGGCGGCCAAGCAGCAAGCCCAGCCCAAGCCGCCCCCAAGGACGACAGCCAGGGATGGGCAATCCTTAGAGCCGCTTCTTGGCTTCCTCCAGAATGCGCAAGGTCATCTGCACCTCGGCAATCAGCATGTCGATCCGCTCCCGGTGGGTGGCGTCATTCTTGACCACGGCACCGTTCCCGGTACGGGGCGGCACCCTGAGGTCACGCTCGATGGCTTTGTTGATATCGGCGGTCAGGTTTTCATCGTTCATTGGGTAATGTCCTTGCTGTTATAGAGGCCGCTGGCCCAAAGCTTCTGATAGGTGTCTATGGCTTCTTTGGCCTCGGCACGGGGCACCCCGGCCATCATCAGCACCGCCTGTTCCAGGGTGGCTATCCGGAACTCAAGGTCGTGAATGCGTTCTTGTAACAGCTTATCGGTCATTTCCATGGTGCGTTTCTCCTGAAATGGGACGGCCCCCGGCAGTGACATCCGGGGGCCGCTTTACTCTGATGATTGCTGAATGTGAGTATGCACTTCCCTCGCCGTGCCGCCTTGACCCTATATGAACACGCCACCCGTGAGGCGCTGGGGAGAGGGAGGCGGTTTGCCGTTGTCGGACCTAGCGGATTGCCCTCGATATCGCTCCCCTATTTCGGATCAGAATGGGTCGGCGGTATCTTCCTCCGAAACCACACCGTCGTCAAAGACGGTCGTGGCAGAGCCCCGGCCATCGAGGCGCGGCGTGTCGGTGCGGACGACCTGCACATGATTGAGCGCGAAGCTGACACCCTTGCGGCCCGAGTTGATCCAGGCATAGGGGGTCAGGTTCATGCGCACCAACTGGCCGCCCCAGACCTCTTCAGGCAGCAGGATTTCCTGGCGCTGGGCGTTGACGATGCCCGGCTTAGTTTTCGTCCAGGGGCTAATGAACATGTGGCCGCGTTCGAAGCCGGCCCACGAGCCCTCTTTCTCACCGGCATCCCGGAACGGTAATTTCAGTTCCTTGAGGTTGACCTTGTCGCCCCACTCTTCCTTGGCGACAGCAATGCAGGCGTCCTGCATCTTCTTGTAGGCCGGGTCCTGCTGCTGGACCGGCGAGAAGATCAGCACCGCCGAATAGACGGCTTCACCGCCATCGGCGCGTGGCTTCTTTTCGAACAGGGTGGGAAAGGAGAGGGTGCCGTAAGGCGTGTTGAGGCTGGGCATGTCAGCAGTTCCTTCAGTTCGTTGAGTTCAATCAGTTCAGGCTTCACTCTAGCCCAAACGCTGCATGTTGTCAATTGCCATCGTCAAAGATTTCAGCGGCTTGGGTGTTCTTCTGCAATTTGAAGGCATTGCACTCGCCCCGGCGGACGCACCACCGGCACCAGTGGCCATATTTTTCTTTAATGTCGCGCTGCACGATCCGATATATGGCTGGCTTAAGGAGATCGTAGCCCCACGCGTCTAGCTCCTTGCCGGTCATTGTGTGGGTCTGCGGAACCGGGTTGATCCGAGGCTGGACAACAGTCAGGTGGATGGTGTCGAACGTCACACGGGGCCAAAAGCTATGGATAGCAGCGAGGGCGTAGATTTTGAACTGCGCGTGATCTGGGTTTACGGCAACCCCTTTGCCGTACTTAAGGTCGACGATGTCGAGTACACCGCCGCGCTTACCGACACAATCAGTGGTGCCCCATACAAGCCCGTCCGCCCAGTCAAGCCGAACCCGCTGCTCAACACGCACATCCGCGCCGCCGTCCACAAGCTTCTGAACGAAGTCGATGTATGGGTTGAGAGCACGCAGCATCGGCAGACCAACAATAAATTCAGAGCCCTCCACCGTGATGCGGCCGGGGGGAAATAGCTCCCCGGCGAGCACCATCTCGGCGATCTGGTGGGCGGCGGTGCCCTCCTTGGCATAGAGCGACGATGGGCGTGTGCGGCCATCGGCCAGGGTCACCGAGGCCGGGCAGTTCATCCACATCTCGGCCGATGACGGCGAGGCGGCGGCGTGGTCGGTCATTCCGGCACCCCGATGCTGTCGACGCGGCCATACCGGTTGACGATGCAGCCGACCCGCGCGGTGCGCGGCTCGATCACCCCGCCCTGGCGGCGGTAACGAATGGTCACCCAAAGCTGCACCAGCACCCGGTCGTCCTCCAGAATTTGGGTTTCGCCGGCCACCTTGGAGGACACGTCCAGGGCTCCATGCGAGGATGCCAACTGCGCCATGCGGCGCGAGCAGGCGCGGGTGGCCATCGCCGTCAGGCCCTCTGGCTGGCTGCCGCCCATGGCGGCGTAGACCAGAGCCTCAACGATCACGCAGAGCCCGCCGGGGGCGTGCTGGCGAGCCTGTCGTCCATGATGTGGTTCAGCATGTCGACGATCTCCTGGCGGTCCATCTTGGGGACCTCTTCCCCATGCTCGTACCCCTCCCGAATGTCTTCCAGGGCCGCGATCAACAGGTCGCAGTAGCACACCGGGCAGACCCGCGCCCGACCGAGATTATAGCGCAGGATCAGCAGGCCGAGATTGAGCGCCTTGTGCATCCGGCTTTCTTCGTCGCCATCGTCATCGTTGGTCATTCGGGGTCCTCCGGGCGGCCGGGCGCCCATAGAATGGCCTTCTCGTAGGCTTTTGCCAGCGGCACGGGATGAATGACCCACACCACGGCCATGCGACCGCTTGGCGTGGGACGCTGACGACCGCTATCGACCACCAGCCCCTTGTCACACAGCTCGACCCGGCGCGGACGCTGCGTCGAACCGATCATGTTGAGATGCGCCTGCATCTCATGATCCGTCAGACCCCGGCTGTACTGCATCAGCAGGGCGTAGACCATCGCCCGCAGGCGGTTGGTATCCGGCTCGATCTCGACGGCAGCATCGTAACTGGTGACGCTGTGCCCGACGTGTTTCATGACGCGCCTAGCTCCCGATCCAGTTCGATCTTGATCTTGGGGAAGTGCTTGGCATCGACCTCGGGGAACACCTTCGCCCCATCGCCGTACTGCGCCAAAAGCTTGCGCACCAGTGGACCCTTGCCGGCGTTGAACAGATCACGCAGCCGGGAAAGTTGCTGCTCCTTGAGCTTGTGCAGGTCGATGGTGGTCTTGGCTTCCGGGGTCACGTCTGGGGCCTCCTCCGCCCCCGCTGCCCCCGCTGCCGCCTCTTCGGGCTGGGGCTCCGAGGGCTCCGGCTCGAGTTCAGGCTCGGGCTCAGCAGCCTTCTGGGGCTCCGGGGCTCTGGCCTTCTTCGGCTTTCGCGGCTCCGTTTCGGCAATCGCCTCCTTGGCGGCGAGCACCTTGGCGGCCATGTCCTGAAATTGCTCCCTGAGCATCGGCTTGGGGCCGAGGAATGCCTCCATCTGAGCCCGCAGCTCGGCTGCACTGTCGGCCTCGAAGGCCACCCTCATTGTAAACGGCATGGCCGGTTCTCCTAGTTAAACAGTTGCTGGAAGTCCCGCGCCTTGCGCGCGAGGATGTCTTGAATGCGGTCGTCGATGGTGCCGTGCGCGGTCAGGAACCGGGCGATCACCGCGTCGTGCTGGCCGATGCGATGCACCCGGGCGGCGGCCTGGACGTTGTCGCCGACGCTGTAGGACGCCTCGACAAAGAACACGTCGGAGCAATGACAGGTCGGCCCGACCAGGGTGATGCCGGTGCCGGCGGCGGCGATGTTGGCGATGAACAGCCGGCAAGAGCTATCGGTGAGGAAGGTGTTGATCGCCTTGGTCCGCTCAGCCGGGGCGGTGCTGCCGTCGACCTTGACCGGCTTGTAGCTGGCCAGACCGTGCATCAGGCTGGCGATGACATCGCGGTGGTGAGCGAACACCAGCGCCTTGCGGTGCGCCGGCAGCGCCTGCATGAAGTCGTCAAGGAACTCGCACGCTGGGTTGACCTTCATCACCCCCAGGGTGCGGCGGATTTTCATCAGGTGCTCGTCGACATTGCCGCGTGACAGATAGCGCAGCGCCTCGTCGTCGTCGGCGAAATCGGGCAGGGTCGGCAACTTGGCCGCCGAACCGGGATCGACCCCGATAGGCACGATATCGTAGCGCACCGGGGGCAGGTCCTTGAGCACCATTTCCTTGCGCACCCGCAGCATGAACGGCGAGATGCGGTTGCGCAGCTCCGCCAGATTACGCGAGCCCTCGATGACCCTGACTGGCCGGGAATTGCCGAATTTCTTCAGCTTGACGTTGCAGTAGCGGTCTTCGAACTGCCATTGGGTCAGCACCCCGCCACCACCATTAACCAGCGCCTGCGGATAAAGCGCCTTGAGGACGGAATAGAGTTCACCGGCATGGTTGGGTGCCGGGGTGCCTGACAGCGGCAGCGCATAGTGCAGCTTGGGCAGTATCCGGCCGAGCACCGCCTTGGTCCGGTTGGAGCCCGGGTTTTTCAGCGCGGCGGCCTCGTCGAGCACGCCCATGTCAAAATCGTCACCCCGGACGACGGCATCGACCAGACCTTTGGTGTCGTTGGAGATCAGCCCGTAGGTAAGGATTTTGACGCCGTTGCCTGCGAGTTGCTTGGGGTGCCAGACGATGGTCGACTTGTAAGGGCTCCAGAGACGGGTCTGCTCCTCCCAGACATAGCGGCCCGACGCGGGGCAAATCACGAGGATACGCTTGGCCCCACGCCGATGGGCGGCCTCCAGCGCGGTGCGCGATTTGCCCAGGCCCGGGTCGAAACCGAGATAGACCCGATTGCCTTTCTCGATGCGCGAGACAGCCATGTTCTGGAAATCATAAAGCGGCGCAGTCATGGTCGTTTCCCTTGATACCAGTCGAGCATCAGCACCGCCTCGGCGCGGCCCTGGTGACGTTTCAGTTCGAGCCCCCGCAGCTCCGGGTGGAGCCTGATGGCGAGGGCTCTAGAGGCTTCCTTGTCCTTGCCGATCAGCCCATGGTGGCGCTTCCACACCGGCGGCGTAACATAGTGGACGGGCACGCCATTGCTGATCAGCACCCCGTTGATGACACCGCAGGCGAAACCGAACTTCCAAGTGGAGGCGACACCTTGCTTCGGCATCGCCCCCACCTGCTCAACGACCGCTGTCGCTACCCGCATGTCCTTTGTCATTCGGGACAGTGCGGCGGCGTCTAGCTGGCCGTTGACGACGGCGAGGTCCCCCACCCACGTCTCGCCGTCATGGAACCTGACCGCGCACGCCCCGGAAACGGCCCCTGGGTCGATAGCGATCAAGGCTCCGCTACTCATAGGAAATCCTGGCCGGGGGTGCCGGCGGCGTAGAGCAGATTGTGCAGCATGCGGGCATCGTCGGTGACCCGCTGCTGATCGATGCCGAGTAGCACGCAGGCATCGCGAACGTCGGTCAGGCGACGGTTGCGCTGGGTCAGGTCTATGCCGCCGCCAGCGAGGTAGCCCTTGTAGTTCGCGTGCTCAACACAGGCTGAAACAAGCGACTGACGAAGGAACGTTGAGAAATTTCGATGGCTCTTAGCCACGGGGTAATAGATGTGGCGAGCACGAAGCTCTCGCTTGACCATGTCGCGGTCGAACATTGGAGTTCGAACCGGATCGCGGCCGTTACCCTGAAAGGGATGGGAGGGCTCCGCCGGGGCCTCCTGTCCGTCGTCGAAGACCACAGCGGCCTCAACGGCAGCGAAGTCGGCGCCGTCGTAGGCGACCCCGCTGCTGTCGGCGATGGCCACGTCTACGGGGCCGCCGATGACCTCGTAGATGGCCTCGACGGCGGTCTGGAAGCGGGTGACATCGCGGTCGTACTGGTCGGCACGCTGGCGATGGAAGGCGGCGTGATCCTGGGCGACCTTGAGTTTGCCCTCAAGGTTGCGAATTGCCGCCTGCAATGAATTGTGCGTCATGGTGTCGTTTCTCCAAAAGGTCCTCGATGCTGCCGATGACCCGCGCCTCCAGCGCCAGTTCGATCACCGCCGGCAGCCAAGCGGGTGGGATGGAATTGCGGCTCGCCCAGGCGCTGATCGTACCAATC